ACAAAAAGAATGTGCCAAGTGGAACACAGGAGAGATGGTAAGATGGATAGGAGAACAGTATGAGTGAAGAGGAAGTAAAACAACAGTCCCTAGAACAGGCACAGCAAGCCTATGGATTGTTTATATGGTTTGTTAAGTGGTTTAGTTACATAATGATATTTATGATAACACTAATGTTTTTAAACAATTGGTTTGATGATGGAACAGGCAGTAGGTTTATGCCTGATGAGATTGTTGACGAACAGTATGACCCAAAAGGTCTTAACAAAAAGAAAGGAATATAGATATGTCTAATGAAGTGTATGGTGTAAAGTTTGGTAATACCGATTGGCACAAAGAGATGGCTGATAAACTTAGAGAGTTAATAGCAAACAGACGTAGTTACGCATCTGACCCTAATGGATTTGTAATAAAACAAGAGGAAGAACTAACAAATATTGAAAGGGTACATAGAGATGAAAGCATATCATAACAAAGGCTTTGGTAAAGCTTTCCTAATTATTATACTAGCATTTTTTGTACTGCCAGTTGTCTTGCTGATGATGATGGGGGATACCTACGAAAGATTTACCAACAAGTATTTTCCAAAGGCAGAATGTTGGGAGACAGCAAAGCACGAGAGAGTATGTAAACGTTTTAACAACTGTAAATTTATGAGGAACTTTTGTGATGAGTGAGGGATATACATTGATGGCAACAATAGCAATTCTAGTGGTTGGCACTTTGGTTTTAAATGGGTGTGCTAATCTTTTTGTGAGGATAATGTAATGAAAGAGAGGATAAAAAGTTCTTTGACAAAAGACAAGAAAAAGACAAGAGATTATTTTCAAGATCTCTTGGTGGCGGTAATAGTAATTTTTATTGTGGGTGGTATGCTCGTATATGCTCACTTTGATATAGTATCCATAGTGGAGGGTTAAAATGGAAGAAGAATTTATTGATGATTTATTTGATGATATGGTAGATGATTCAGAGATAGATAAAATAAAATCTATACCATACGAAATAGAAAGGGAGTTGGAAGAATGATACTTGAAACAGCATTGATGTGCATGGCTTTCAATATCTACCATGAAGCAAACAATCAGTCCATGCTTGGGCAGATAGCAGTTGGTCAAGTAGTGATGAACAGAGTAGAGGACAGTCGTTTCCCCGATACAGTATGCGAGGTGGTAAAAGAAGCAGTAACATACAAAAACACAGACAAACCAGTCTTGCACAAATGTCAGTTCTCTTGGTATTGTGATGGTAAAAAGGACGAGCCAAACTACGATAGCAAATCGTGGTCAAACGCATTGAAATATGCAGTAATAGTATTGGGTGGTGACATAACGCTTGACTTTACAGATGGTGCGACTCATTATCATGCCACCTATGTGCGTCCAGCGTGGCGCAAGACTAAGACCAAGACCACGCGGATTGATCGACACATATTTTATAGGTGGGAGAAATGAGCAGAGAGCTTAGATTATTTATTATTTTAGTAACAGTATGCTATTTACTAGATTTAGGATTTAAAACTTTACTTTAGGAGATTTTTATGAGACTATTCGCAATGGACTTTTTATCAGTATTAATTATGGGTTGGTTTATTCTTGATGTACTCTAATATAAAACAAATAAAAACAGTTGGGGATATGGTGCAGTATTACCTTCACAGCCCTCAATTTTTGGCTCTCAGACCGCGTTCACAGAAGGACTACGAGTATGCGTTAGGAAAAGCGTTACAGACCTCTGTGAGCCTTTCTAAGCAGTTTGAGAGCATAAAGATATCCAAGCTGTCGGTGGCAGATTGCAAGGTTGTCTATCAAACTTGGCTACAAAAGGGAAAGCGTATGGCAAACAATACGGCAACTATACTTTCTGTCGTGTTTAATATGGCAGAGGAGTTGGAATTACTAGCCAGTAACCCTATGCGGAGGGTCAAAAAGGCTAAACAAGACGTTAGAAGGGTAATGTGGTCACGCGATCAAGTAAAATTATTCCTTGACACCGCTTATTCTAGGTACAGATGGCGCAGTATAGGTCTCATTGTCCATATGGCATACGAATTTGCTCAAAGGGTAGGCGATATGCGCCTTTTAGAGTGGCAAAGTGTTGATTTAGAGGGTGCAAGACTTGATTTGGTACAATCTAAGCGTAGAGCAGAGGTGCATATACCTATCAACCCTAAATTATTGGCTATGTTGCAGAAACAACACGATGATTTTGGTTTTCAAGAGTATGTAGCACCAAATGTCAAGCCAATGGGCAACACTCACAGACCTTATAGTGAGTATGATGTGTCCGTATTAGTCAACGAGGTCAAGGCAGAGTCTGGACTACCCAAAGAGTTGACCGCTATGGATATGCGTAGGACAGCCATTACAGAGATGGTTGAGGCTGGTGTAGATACCACACAGATCATGGCGGTGTCGGGACACAACTCACCACAGTCAATGCGTCCGTACATCAAGCACACATTCAAGTCAGCAAACAACGCACTTGCTAGAAGGGAGTCGTACAAAGATGAAGTTTCTTGAGGAGTTAGATTTAGAAGAGGGCAAGACGCTGACGATGGATTGTCCAGTATGTAAGGGCAAGAAAAAGTTTACAGCGACTAGGGTGGACGATGTGATATTGTATAATTGCTTTAGGAATAGCTGTACTGTAAAAGGTGTAAGGAAAGCTGGCAGAACTGTGGAAAGCATTAGAAAGAAAATGAATGGACAATCTGTAGTAAGAAAGGCAGAGGAGTTTGAAGTTCCTGAGTACTTCTCTCATGATCTAACGGATTGTGACGAGTTTATTATGAGATGGGATCTTTTTAATGTACAATTATTTCATGATGTTAAAAACGATAGGGTCGTATTTCCCATTATGCGTAAAGGTAAGATTATTGATGCTATAGGTAGATCTTTAAATGTTAATTCTTTTCCTAAGTGGTACAAGTATGGTAACAATATATCATATTATGCGTATAGAGGAGATGGTGTGGATAGAAATACGGCAGTGGTGGTAGAGGACGTTATATCCGCTATAGCTGTGGGTAGTCACTTCCCAGTTATAGGGTTCGGTTTGCTAGGCACAGCACTACAGCAGGAACACCTCTACATTCTTTCTAATTTCGATAGGGTCGTAGTTGCTCTTGATCCAGACGCATCTAAGAAGTCGCTAGAACATGCAAAAGAACTAAACAGTTATGTAAAACAAGTACGAGTATTAAAATTAACAGACGATCTAAAATATAAAAACATAAATGACTTTACTAAACTAAAGGAGGTATTAGATGGGTAAGTGTAGCAAGTGTGGTGTCGAACTGACGCAAGAAAACACACACAAGAATGGTAATGGTGGACATCGCACCAACTGTAAGTCTTGTCAGAAAGAAGCAGTTAGTAAGATTAACCCTTTGAGAATGTACGTAAACGGCAAGTATATATCGAGTAAACACCCTTTGTATAAACCGGGAAGATACAAAACTTTTAATGATGCTGCCTTTTCTGCCTTGATTAATTATGTGAAATGTGTTAAAGGAGAAGTGTACATAGTTAATAATCCTGCGTGGAAGGATTGGTACAAGATAGGTAAAGCGGTGGACTCAGAGGATAGATGTAATGGGTATCAAACAAGCAGTCCTCATAGAGACTATAATATAGTATCAAAGATTAGTGTATCTAATAGAGGTATAGGAGAGAAGATAGCACATACTTTGGCAGAGGGCATGAGTAGAGAAAGAAGTAACGAGTGGTTTCGTATAGAGAACTTAGATAAGGATGACTTTGATAGGTTCTTGAGTTTAGTAAAAACACTTACAGAGGAGAAAGTGAATGGTGGAACTAGCACTAATACGCAGTCTGCTTGATAAAGATTTCTACGGAGATCATAAGGGTACGCGATGTCCAGACGAGTTGTTCAGCAAGGACATTCGCAAGATAAAGAAAACTGTAGACTTTGCCATGCAGAACTACGGCAAAGACAGTCTTACTGTTCGTGAGTTAGAGAGTTTATTCTTTGCCCACAACAGCACTCTTACGACATCTTCCAAGCAGGTTTTCAAAGAGTTGTTCTCTAAGCTGGAGAAAGAGCAAGCTATGGACAAGGAGATAGCTAAAGATGTATTGTCTAAGTTGTTTCAACAGCACGTAGGGGAGAAGATAGCCAACATAGGGTTTGATTATGTCAATGGTGAGGGTTCTACACTAGAGCCACTACGCAAGATCATCAGCGATCATCAAGACAACTTCCTGCCCAATTTCAAGATAGAGTGGGACGATATTAGTTTTGACAGCATACTGGAGCAAGCCAATCAGAAGTCAAAGTGGAAGTTTAATATACCCTCTCTTGCTAGACGACTACAAGGTATCAGCGGTGGTCAGCTTATCATAGTCGGTGCAAGACCCAATACTGGTAAGACTAGCTTTCACGCTAGTATCATCGCATCAAGAGGTGGCTTTATAGATCAAGGTGCTAAGTGTCGAGTCTTGTGTAATGAAGAGCCATACTACAGGGTTGCATCTCGTTATCTCTGTAACAGAGCAGAGCTATCCTTAGCGGAGATAGGTAGTGGTAGAGCTAATCATGCTCTGGCTATGGATAGGTATAATAAGATACGTGACAGGATAAAGATCAAGGATGTTACTGGTAAGAAGATGGATTGGGTGGAGAACATGGTTAAGGTTGAAAGACCCGACATAGTTGTTTTAGATATGGGAGATAAGTTTGCTAATAAGACTGGAGAAAGGATGGACTTATACTTGAAGGAGGCTGCAATTCACGCAAGAAACATTGCAAAAGAATATGATTGCGCTATAATCTGGATGTCTCAGCTATCTGCTGAAGCGGAAGGTAAGGTCAATGTAGATCAATCTATGCTTGAGGGCAGTAAGACTGGTAAGGCTGCAGAAGCGGATTTGATGTTGTTACTGAGTAAGAACCCGACTATTGAGGGGCAGGAAGATAATGATACACAGCGACACATTATCATAGCAAAGAACAAGATAAACGGATGGCATGGAAAGATCCATGTTGAGTTAGATGTAGAGAGAGGTAGATATACTGCATGAAGATTATACTAGATGTAGAGAACACAACGACTAAACGAGATGGTAAGTTGCATCTTGACCCTTTTGAACCTGACAATTCTTTGACGCTTGTGGGTGTCCAAGATTGGTTAGAAGAGGAGTCAACTGTTTTCGTGTTTGACCACAAAGAAAGAGTGATAACAGACGATGATGCAGATAAAAGACTGCAAAAAGTGCTTGACAACACTACATTGTTGATAGGACACAACCTTCAGTATGACCTACAGTGGCTTTGGGAGTGTGGTTTTAGGTACGATGGCGAGATATATGACACAATGTTGGGTGCATACATACTACAGAGAGGTCAAAAAGGCTCTGTTAGCCTTGAAAACTGTGCTGAAAGGTACGATCTTGACATGAAGAAGTCAGATACACTAAAAGACTACTTCAGAAGAGGGTTTCAAACAGACGAGATACCTCTTGACGAGTTATCAGAGTACCTACGGCAGGATTTAGCGGTTACTAAGCAGTTATACATGAGATTAGAGGATGAATATAGGGCAGATGAGTCCAGATCACTCGTCACAGTGCGTGATGTGACCAACAAAGTGTGTAAAGCACTGACTAAGATGTACCTGAAGGGCATTGCTATAGATAGAGATGCTCTAGCGCAGGTTAAGAAGGACTTTGTTCAAGAGTTGAATGAGATAGAAGGACGATTGCAAGAACATGTAAAGAGACTAATGGGGGACACACCTATCAACCTCAACTCACCAGAGCAGGTCAGTCAAGTTATCTTTTCTAGGATTGTCAAGGACAAAAAAGAGTGGGCATTGGCTTTCGAGAATGTTATTGACAAAGATGACTTTCGCAAAACAGTCAAAGAAAACAGTAACTTAATGGTGAAAACTAAAGCAAGTATATGTGATGCTTGTAATGGTAAGGGTAAAGTTTTCAAGACAAAGAAAGATGGGACACCGTTTCTCAAGCCAAATCGTTGCCCCGAATGTGACACCAGAGGGTATAAACTTGCCAAGTCAAATCAGATGGCAGGTCTTGGGTTCTTCCCCTTGTCAAAGGATTGGGTCAGTGCTAATGGTTTCTCCACAAGCAAAGGCAATCTGGAAACACTAATAAACATATCCAAGTCAAAGGGTATGACAGACGCGGAGAACTTTCTTACTGATCTCAAGAGACAAAGTGCTGTGTCTAGTTATCTGTCCTCTTTTGTTGAGGGTATTGAAGCGTACACAAAGCCAGATGGTAAGCTACATGTGTCTCTCACTCAGCATGTCACAGCCACTGGACGTTTCAGTGGACGCAACCCTAATATGCAAAACATGCCAAGGGGCGGTACATTTCCAGTTAAGAAAGTGTTTGTATCTCGTTGGAACTACAACCAGTTTGGTCTGAAGGGTAAGATACTTGAAGCAGACTTTGCACAGTTAGAGTTTAGGGTTGCAGCATTTTTGTCGCAGGACAAAGTTGCGATGGAGGAGGTCAGCACTGGCTTTGATGTTCACTCCTACACTGCTAAGATTATATCTGATGCAGGACAGCCAACGACACGACAAGAAGCTAAAGCACACACCTTTGCTCCTCTGTACGGTGCTACTGGCTTTGGTAGGACAAAAGCTGAGGCAGAGTATTACACACACTTCATGGATAAGTATAAGGGTATAGCAAAGTGGCACAAGCGTCTAGGAGATCAAGCGTTGAACGATGGCTACATCATGATACCATCAGGACGACAATACGCTTTTCCAGACGTAGAGCGTAGAGCCAGTGGTTCGCCCACACACTTTACCATGATAAAGAATTATCCAGTGCAGGGATTTGCTACTGGGGATATTGTTCCCATAGTATTTCTGGAGATAGACAAGAAGTTAGAGAGTATGCAGTCTTGTCTTGTTAATACGGTGCATGACTCCGTTGTTATTGACGTACACCCTGCAGAAGAAGAGCAAGTTATTAACATCATAAAAGATGTAAATGACAACCTAATTGACATCATAAAAGACTACTATGATGTTACTATAAATGTACCAATGGTGCTTGAAGCTAAGATAGGAAATAATTGGCTTGACACCAAGGACGTTATGTAGTATAGTCAACTGATTCGTTTTAAGGAGTTTAATATATGGAAAATAATTTAGCTATTATAGGAACAGAAGAAAACCTAGCAGACATCATGGGTATGTCCAACACTGTCCCATCGTCTCGCTCTGCCCTTGCGGAGATCAAGCAGGTACACCAGAATATCATGGGTACTAAGGAAGTTGATGGGGAAAAGATGGAAGTAGCTGTGATAAAAGCAGGTGCTTATTCAGTAGTGTTCCCTGACGAGACTGTGTATTACAGTGACAAGATCACCATAAGAACCTTCATGCAAAGGTTTCAGTGGGAGAGATGGGATGACAACTTTACCAGACCAGATGGCGGTTCTGGAAGGATGCTCCGATCTGTCATGGGTAAGTCTCTCAGTGTGGACTTAAAGGATAACTATGGAGGTTTTAACTGCGGTAGACCTTCTGGTTATGTCAAAGACATTTCGTCTTTGCCACAAGAAACGCAGGACATCATGAAAAGTACTAAGCGGTACAAGATTGTGTTTGGACTGTGTACACTTGACAACGCTAAGGATGCCAATGGTAAATCTGTTGATGTTAAAGAGTTCCCTTTCTTTATGCGTATTAAAAACAAAGATAGTTTCAAAGCTATGGTAGATGTTTTTAAGATGATAAGACGGAATAACCGTTTTCCTATTCAGTACAATCTGAGTTTGTCTAGCGAATTAAAGAGTATACCTAGTGGTGCTACTTACGCAGTGGTTAAAGTATCTCTAGGTAATGAAGTAGATATTACTGCTGAGGACAAAGAGACACTGAAAAGTTTTGTCGAGTGGGTTGAATCTATGAACTCAATCACTCTTTCTAAGTGGGAAGAGAACAGAAGACCAGAGGAATTGTCTGAAGCAGACGAGGAGATTGTGTCTTCTATCGTTGAGATTGAGGACGAGTAGATGAACCATCCTGCAGAGTTGGCGATACACGAGTTCCTACAGAAAGTTTCTCTTGGTAAAGCCAAGATGAACAAGGCTACCCTCCACCACATAGCCAAAGACGTAGAGGACGCTTTGTCTCGCCAATTCTCAGGGGATAAGCGGAAGTTTAAACTTCGTATGTCTAATATAGGACGTAAGAAGTGTCAGCTTTGGTTCGAAAAGAACCACCCTGAGAAAAGACAACCAGACTCCCCTTACTTCTTAATTAACATGATACTGGGGGACATCGTTGAGGCGGTGTTCAAGGGTCTTCTCAGAGCCTCTAAGGTTAAGTTTGAGGACAGTAAGAAGGTCGTGTTAAAAACAAAGAAGAAAGATATAGAGGGTAGTTATGACTTAGTTCTTAATGATAAGGTAGATGACGTTAAGTCTACTTCGCCTTGGTCTTATGACAACAAGTTTGTAGATTTTAATACGTTAAAGAGTAAAGATAGCTTTGGATACGTTGCACAGTTAGCAGGATACGCTAAGGCTAGAGGAGTAAAAGCAGGTGGCTGGTGGGCAGTCAATAAAGCTAACGGAAACTTCAAGTATGTTGATGCTGACGAACTCGACATGAATGAGGAGCTTAAAAAGATAGACGACACAATAGCATACATAGAAGACGATGCGCCTTTTGAGAGATGCTATGAACCTATAGAAGAGACATACTACGGTAAGTTAAGTGGTAATTTAAAGTTAGGTGTCGAGTGTAGTCTGTGTTCTTTTAGAGATGCTTGCTGGACAGACCTGCAAGTGTTACCCTCTAAGGTTTCTAAGTCTGCAAACCCGCCCCTAATTAATTATGTAAAGGTTGCAAATGGCGAAACTGAAGTTAAAGAGCAAGTTCGAGTATGACGTAGCAAGATGGTTAAGGTCAGTAAAACAAAAGGTTAGGTATGAAGAAATCAGAATTAAATACGCTGTTGTTCGAAACCGATACTATAAGCCTGACTTTATTCTTAACAATGGTATTATTATTGAAGCGAAAGGGTGGTTACGTCCAAGCGACAGAACAAAACACTTGCTAATCAAAGAGCAGTATCCTGACTTAGATATACGGTTTCTATTTCAAAATGCAAACAACATATTACGAAAAGGATCTAAGACTCGATACTGCGACTGGTGTGAAAAACATGGCTTTCTTTACGCACATAAAGAAATACCAAAACAATGGTTGACAGAAAGAAAAAAGAGGATAAAACTATAGTCTCATGAGAAAATATATTAGAAAAGATGATTATGCTTTGGTCGTTCAAGTTGAAACAGACGATCTTGGTAGGGCAACTGGTGAGAGTACCTTCAACTTATTATATAGCGATGATAACAAGTGGGACAAAGTAACGCACGATGGTGTCATTGATATGTTGACAGTTATGATGGAAGTTGTTAGAATGATGGAGATAGATCCTGAGTTCAGAGAGATGATGTCTGCTTTCTTGAAGAAGCATACACCAAAAGTTCCTAAGCTTGAGATGGTTGAAAGCAAAGACAATGTTATTAAATTAGATTGGAGCAATAAAGATGACAGACGAGGTAAATAACCCACCGCACTACAACAAAGGTGGTATGGAGTGTATTGACTACATAAGGCAACAATTAGGGGATAATTTTAGATACTACTGCGAGGGCAATGTACACAAGTATCTACACAGGTTTGACTATAAGAACTCTATAGTAGATTTAAAGGTGCAGGACTTGAAAAAAGGTAAATGGTATCTAAATAGATTAATAGAAGAGTTAGAGAAAGAGTCATGAAGTTCACAGTAAACATGGTAATAGTAGTAGATGAAGAAGAAAATATACTACCAGTAAACTACGATGGTAAAGAGCAGGACGAACAAGCGTTGAAAGATATTCTAAAAGACTACTTGTTTGATATTGATGGATTAACACTAGAGGGAGTGAAAATAAAAAAACATGGATGATTATCAAAAATTTATAGCAATATCAAGATACGCAAGGTGGCTTGATGATGCAGGAAGAAGAGAGACTTGGGAAGAAACAGTAACTAGGTATGTAGATTATATTACAGAAAAAGTAAAAGGTCAGCTACCTAAAAAAGAGATGTTTGACGCTATACACAACTTAGAAGTAATGCCCTCTATGAGAGCGTTGATGACGGCAGGGTCAGCCTTAGAAAGAGACAATACTGCAGGATACAACTGTAGCTATCTACCTATTGATGACCCAAAGGCTTTTGATGAAGCTATGTATATCTTATTGTGTGGCACTGGTGTTGGCTTTTCTGTGGAAAGACAGTACGTCAACCAGCTACCAGAAATACCACAGAGTATAGAGCAAGTGGATACAGTTATAGACGTACAAGATAGCAAAGAAGGTTGGGCAAAAGCACTACGTAAGCTGATAGGACACCTGTATATGGGTGAAGCACCAAGCTGGGACGTATCTAAGGTTAGACCTGCAGGGTCAAGACTAAAAGTGTTCGGTGGTAGAGCTAGTGGTCCTGCACCTTTGTTAGATCTTTTTAACTTTACTACATCCTTGTTTAAACACAACGCAGGACGCAAGCTGTCCAGCTATGATTGTCACAACTTAATGTGTAAGGTGGGAGAGGTTGTAGTGTCGGGCGGTGTTAGACGTTCTGCTATGATAAGCTTGTCTAATCTATCAGACGGACGCATGAGACACGCTAAATCGGGACAGTGGTGGGAGACAGCACCACAGATGGCACTCTCTAATAACTCTGTATGCTATACTGACAAGCCTGATGGAGAAACATTCTTACGAGAGTGGACATCTCTTGTTGAGTCTAAGTCAGGTGAACGTGGTATATTTAATAGAATATCTGCAAAGGAACAAGCAAAGAAGTTTGGCAGAAGAGATGCTAACCATGAGTTTGGCACTAATCCTTGTAGTGAAATTATACTTAGACCCTATCAGTTCTGCAACTTAACAGAAGTTGTGATACGAGAAAAAGATAAGTTTGATGACTTGAAGAGAAAGGTAAGGCTTGCTACGATACTTGGCACGGCACAGTCCACTCTTACTAAGTTTCCATACCTCAGAAAGATATGGCAGAAGAACACAGAAGAAGAAAGACTCCTTGGTGTCAGTCTCACTGGTATCATGGATAACGAACTAACCAGTGGAAAGAAACATGGACTTGATAAAACACTTGAAAAACTTAGGGAAATTGCTGTGGAAACGAACAAAGAATGGTCAGCAATCTTTGGAATCCCACAAAGCACCGCCATCACTTGCGTCAAACCAAGTGGGACAGTATCACAGCTTGTTGACTCAAGCAGTGGTATCCACCCTCGTCATAGCAGTTATTATATCCGCACTGTCAGGGGCGATAATAAAGATCCTCTTACTAACTTCATGGTAGATAGCGGTATACCTAGCGAACCAGACGTAATGAAGCCTGATACTCAGACAGTATTTAGCTTCCCTATGAAGTCACCAAAGAAATCGGTCAAGAGGGACGATATGACAGCCATACAACAGCTACAAACGTGGCTCACATACCAGAGGCATTGGTGTGAACACAAGCCGTCAGTGACCGTTTCTGTGAGAGATAATGAGTGGATGGAAGTTGGTGCGTTTGTGTTTAAACACTTTGACGAGATGTCAGGTGTTTCTTTCTTACCGCACTCAGACCATACTTATCAACAAGCACCCTATCAGGACTGCACAGAAGATGTATACAATGAGTTTCGCGGTAAATTCGGAGATATAGATTGGAAGTCCTTTACAAATTATGAGAAAGAAGATAACACAAAGTCGTCACAAACATTTGCATGTTCTGGCGACAGTTGTGAAATCGTAGATATAGGAGCATAGTATGGGTAGTATTATCATATATGCTACAATCATGGTAAATGGAATGATTAGTGCTATAGAGTACAAAGGTACGTCTTTCTACAGTGATGCGGAGTGCATAGAGTTTTTAGAGAAAAATAACACACATATAAACAAAACACTAGCAAATCATCTGGAAAAAAACGAGCCTAACTCTGTTGTTTTATTTATTGGATGCTCAGAAAGAGATAAGTTTTATAATAGTAATGAACACTCAACATAAAAAACCCAGACCATTTACATTAGGATTCAAAGTCTTTAGAAAAGGTTTATTACAAACCAATTCAAAGATGATGATGGGCAACCCATTTTACCCGAACACTGTTTCGTTCAAAGAATGGGAGCGTGGCTTCAATGTCGCATATTATCGAAACTTGGAGAGGTTGGATGAACAAAGCGAGGCAAGAAGCAGAAAAAGCTTTCAAAAAATCGGAGGTGAAGATGGAAAGTGAAATCAGTCTTGAGGATATGGCAAAGGAAATCAATGAGTTGGACACCCAACTTAGAGATATGAAAAAGGCTTATCGTGAAAAAAAGATGGCAGGTCTAAAGTCTGCTATGGAAGCACGTAAGTCTGCCGATGAAGCTGTACGCGAGGAGCTAAAAGCTCTTGGTGTATCAGGCTACTCGTCCTCATGGTCTAGTTTAGATCCACTTAAACTTTATACCAAATGGTATTAACTGAGAGGGGCGAAAGCCCCTTTCTTTTTACAACTCTCCTACAAC